CTATCTCCATGCCCTCGACAGACACGGGTCTAGCATTTGTTTCACCGACGTAGCCCAGTAGGGCTGTGTTCAGTGTTACGTCGTAGTCTGTGTTTAGTGTTATCGTCATTTAATCACCCCTCTTTACTCTATTGCAATATAATCAACATAGTATGTTCCTGTTGGAACGGTTTCCAATGTTGGCCCGTTATTAGCTCCCATGCAGACACTCAGATAGTATGACGTTCCTGACCCATAAACGTGGGTGCAGTAGTTCTGATATGGTGTTGGTGTGTCTGTCTGCCGTAGCGTTGCTATTACCTGTTTAGGTGCAAAGGTCAGTCCAAGCGGTATCTGCATCAGTGGATTCGCTTTCGTCATCTTGTATTCCACAGTGCCATAGTGTATCTTGCCGGCTCGGCTCAGTATTTCATCGATTTCCTCACCTGCGTGTTGCATAGGATAGTCATTTTCTGTGATGTCCTGCGCCAATGTCAAATTTTCATCAGCCATTATCTCGCCCCCTTTTTAAAGCTGTTCTTCAACGCTCAGACCCACTGCCGAAATATCAGCACTCAGTCCGCCGTCAAAGGTAAATCCTAAATTCGTTATTGGTATGTCATAGCTGTCTGCGCCGCTGGTGTAGGTCACCACGTCCCCGATATCAAAACGTGGGTCACCAAGTCTGTGGTATAGCTCAGTGGTGTACCACGAAAATCCACCTATCCTGCGCCACAGCGATTGTAGCAGTGACTCTGTCATGTATGGGTTTTCAAATTCCAACACACGTCCCTGTGTTGTATCTGTCACGCCTAGCGACAACGTTACATCATCACCGACTTTGCAGATAATGCCCACGATAGCGTTCTGCCTTTCAGACAGTGTTGGCAGGTCTATTGTGTTGTTATCAAGCGTTTTCACGCTCGAGCCGTACCATTTTCGGACGTACCGCCCGAAGCGGTCAACATACCCGAACTGCCCCTGAGCTGAGGCAAGGTAAGACAGCATTTGCCGCATGGTCACGTCCTTTGGCACTGAGCTGACCTTGAAATAGAAATACTTTGAGTACAGCACCTTGCCGTTCTTATCTATCAACCTTCTGCCGTTCTTGTCACGCAGTAGTCGCACCTCTGTGTAGTCATTGCCGTTCTGCAATCCTAATTGTCTGCAAATGTCGTCTTCGACGGCTTTATTCCAGTTTGGCATAGGGATATGCGGTACATATGGCTTGTCCGAGAAGTACAGCCTGTCCGCCATTGTCAGCTGGACACTGCCGCCCGACTTTTTCGACTTAACGCAGGTAAAACGCCCCATTGGGATCTTTTCGTCTGAAAGTATGCCTCTAGTTTCGTAGTCTACGAGATACAGATATGTATCATACTCCTTGCCAAGAAACGCTGTTTCAGTGTCACTTATGGTCATGTTCCACGATTGCGAACACACGGCACCCAGTTCGATGTCGTCTGAAAGTGATGTTGCCTGCACGGAGCTGTCAGCTGACATAATGCTGTCACCTGATATAATGCCCTCTGCATTCTCTATCCACAGCCGCCAAGTACGGCAATAGCTCTCAATACGCTGAGAGACGGTTTCATTCTGCACAGTATACATATTCACCGCCTCCTAGCATTCGATAAGATCTACTGTAACATTTTTTAGATATTTCATCAGCGAGACCCACTTTAGCACATCATATTTTGTGTCGCCTGCATACATGGTGCACGTTTGCTCAACAAATGTTTCATCTGTAAACGTCACGCTAAAAAATGGCTTGCTTACGTTAGAAATGTATTGATTTATCAGTGCGACTTGCTCACCTGTGAGGTGTACCCACGATATGATTAACTTCTTCTTTATGCACACCATATCGCCGACTAGCTTTCCATTTGCCGAACGTCCTGTATTGTCCGACCAGATTTTGTTGTTCTGTACCTGCAAATCTGCAGGTACAGGCATTTCTACGCCGTCGAATTTTAGCATTGTGTCACCACCTCACTTTAGTGCAACGGACTCTTGCCTGTCCGTCTGGTTGTATCGTTTATCCCGTCAACAGCAACTTTCACGAAACTGTTCTTGTCAGGAACGATTTTAACTGTCATTTCATTGTTTCTGCTACCGCTGTTCTGAGTATCTCGGTTTGCTTCACGTACTGCCTGATATACTGCTCGACTGATTGCCGCAGTGATCTGATCATTATTTGCAACGGCGTTTCTGCTACCGATAGAACCGACCATTTCAGGTGTGCCGTTTTCTCTTGCAACAAATAGCTGACCTGTCGCAGGATAACCGCCTCTTGCATATCCCTGAACACGATATCCAGGTGCTGTATAGCTTATCTGTGGTATAGATACAGCTTGTCCCATAGCGGCAAGAATGCCATTTGAGGCTATCTGTATTGCAGGTACCGCACTATTGAACGAATTGAAGAACTGGACGTGGAAACTATCTGCCTTGTCGAGAATTGTGTTGAAAATGTCAACTATATCATTGATGAGGCTGTTTTTCCTCAGGTCAATGCCGTTTTTAAAGCGGTCTATAAATTTGATACCGATTGAGGTTGTCGTGGACTTTGTATCAAATTTTTTAACGGCTGATTTTGCTGTATTTGCTACGTAAGTGTTCATAAACGTTGACAGCGATTTTATGCCGTTCATGAAGCCTTGGAGGAAAAAGACACCCTGCTGAAACGTCTTTCTTGACGGCGAATGTTCATCAAGAGCTGTTGCACTTGCTTTGACTGCCGCAAGTCCTATTTGTGACGCTACCTCAGTTACGCTTTTGCTCTTTGACTTAATACCCTCTGCCAATCCTAAGCTTCCATTTTCACCATTCTTTGTCATTTGATACATGAATTTTGCGCCATAGTTTCTGTCAATGTCAATGCCCAAACTATCAAACAGGTTAGAAATTTCACTGCTTATCGGCTTATAGGCGTTCCGTACTCGTTTACCAACTATGTCGGTAAGATTTTTTTGGTATTCTTCTTCTCCTCCGAACCCTGTTTTCAACGTTGCTTCCATTGCTTCTTTTGCGGTTGCTGTTGCGTTTGTAGTACCCTCTGCAATGGCATTCTCAAACTCATTGTAAATGCCATTAACAATGCCTGACATCGTATTTTTTAGATTTGTCTTTTGTTTCTCATAGTCAGAATCTATCAGTTTTATCATATTTGAATACAGTTGCATATTTTCTTTGTACTTCGACTCGTCAATAAGTCCATTATTAAACATGGCATTTACCTTGAGTTTAAACGTTTCCAAAGATGTTTTTACGCTTGTATGGTTATCTTCTATGTTCTTTGATAAATTCTTGTAGGTTGTTTTGAGCTCTTCAGCTTTTTCTTTGAAAGTATCAAGATCTTCAAAGTCTATGTTAGCAAATCCTTTTACAGCATCATTAAATTTGACTTGTTCTTCACTTGCTGTTACACTCAACTCTTGAATGGTACTCATTACATCTTGCAAGTCTTTTATATCTTTTTCAGTTGCGTTTCCTGTTGACATTTTGTCGAGTAATTCTTGTGCACGATTATTCAAATCGTCGGTAGAATTTTCAAAATCTTTTTGGAAGTTCTGGAGAATTGTTGTCATGCTACCAACATCTATGCCAAGGCTTTTTGCGGTCTTTTGTGACTGATTACGAAAAGCAGTGAAGATTTTATCTGTGTTGAATGAAAATTCTGATTTCATGTTTTCAACCAGACTATTGAGAGAGTCTTTTATTTTCTGTATTTCGTCTGCTGAAACTGTCTGTGTGTCTTTCAATGACTGTTGAAAATTATTAAGAACTGACAAGCTTTGCTCAACAGAATCATGTGCATCGCTTATCTTGCTATCATAATCAGATAATTCCTTGTTTAACTTCTGAACTGATGAAAATTGAGCATTGAGATAATCTGTGAATTCATCAATTTTCATTCCGCCATTATTAAATAGTAAACTATCGCTATAAGCTTTGTCAGCAGCGATTATTTCATCGTCTACGCCTTTAAGCGCTCCGACCATTCCCGCTATAGCTGTCGTTATAATTCCGATAGCAAGACCTGTTCCGCCACCAAACAGCCAGGATACTCCCAATCCACCTACGATTAACGCAGTATCTCCTAGTGCCGATTTCCATGTAAGAGTATCTGATGATAGCTTATTAAACAAATTATAACTGCCAATGCCAGCACCTACCATTCCAACAATTGTTCCAAGTAGCTTTGCAACAGGCGATAACTTGCTTCTGAATTTTTTAACTCCGTCATTCATCTTTCCAAAGAATGATGTAGCCTCAGAATTTTTAAACCCGTCCATGAAGTTTTTCAGCCACTTTTTGCACGTTTTTATAACGCTTAGACCTCTAAACGCCCTTTTAAGCTTCTTCACCCAGTTAATCAGGTTAGCAATTTTGTTTACTGCCCATACTGTTGCCAATAGTCCTGCAATGACTTTAATCATATCCTTGTGCTTTTTGAGCCAATTGTAGAGCTCTTTCAGCTGAGCTTTGACTTTTTTGTAAAGTGCGTCCGTCTGCTTGTCAAGTCCTGCAAGAAAGTCATATTCAGGCAAATCAATGCCGAGATCATATTTATTGCCTGTAGTATCTCCGCTGTCATTGCCGTTGTTCTTGTCAAGGTTGAGCTGATTTATCTCATCAAAACTAGCAAGAGCAAGCAACGCTTTCTTTGTTTCCTTGACAGACTCTGTTGCATCATCTGCATTTTCTGTTACACTGCTTAGACCTTTGCCAACCTCAGAATAATCTATCGTTGGCAGCTCAAAGCCTAACCACTTTGCAATGGCGTTAGCGGCGTCTGTGAGCAGTCTTACAAACACTTGCACATACGGTATCATCTTCACAGCAAACACGCTCACAATGTTTCCTATGGCTCTCTTTAACTGTTCAAACTGTTGCTGCAAAATTCTCATAGAGTTTGCAGGCGTGACGATGGTTCTTGCCATGTCGCCCATAACATTTGTAGATTGCTGAAGAATAGCGACGTATCTCAGTTGTGATTTCTGAGCCTGCGTCATGGTGTTGATGTTCTGCTGAATACCATTATCATAGGCTATCTGCTGAAGTGTTGCGGCGTCAAGGGCATAACCCAATCTACGCAACGGTTCAAGTTCTCCAGAAATACCAGATTCAACTTTCTGCATAGCATCTTCTATGGAGATGTTGAAGAATGATGCTATATCATAGCCTATCTGCGTCAGGTTTTTGGACATTATGTTTGACTTTTCAGCCGCAACTCCAAAGCCTGTTGTTATCTGCTTGAACACGCCCTGAAAGCGTATCCACTCAGAAATATCAATGCCAAGCAGACTATTTACTTTTTCGGCATACCTATATGCTTCTTCGGAATAATCGCCCATAGCTACTGTAAATAGGTTGATGTTTTCGACATACTCGTTTGACGATTGTAAGCAATCGGCGAGTGCATCTGCAGCTCTATTGACTGTGACGTAAAGTGCGGCGGCTCTTATTCTTGCGTCCTTAAAAACTGAGGACAAACTGGTATAGGATTTTACAGTTACGGCATTTGCAGATGCAAGGTTTCCGTTTCTCGCAATTGAACTCTTCATAATCCCATTAAGTGCAACAAGTCCGTTTTCCGCCTTTGAAACCTGCGTTGTCAACGGCTCTATAGCGGTGGTAAGCTGGCGTATTCTCGTTGCGAACTCATTGATTTTCTCTGTATCGAGTGACTTTGTGATATCAGGTATCTTTTTGAGACTGTTAAGAAATGGCGAAAGATTATTCTTACCCATTTCCTGCATTGGCTTACACGCCTCTGTAATAGCCGTTATATTCTCTTTAAGCACACTCACATTACTCATGCCGCTTACTGCATTGCACGCCTCAGAGAGTTTTTTGATGCTGTTCACGGTCTTTGTAACATTCGGAGACTTTATCTGTGATAGCTTTGAAACGCTTTCAACAAGCTTTGCAAGCTTATCCACACCTGATATAGCATTGGCACTTGCCGCTATTTTGTTGAGCTTTTCGGAAAGCTTGTCAAGCCCCGAAAGTTTGCCTACTGACTTTTTTAGCGTTTCGAGCCTAACAATCAGCTTATCGAGCTTTTTTTCAGCGTTATCGGACGAAGCTTCTACTTTCAAACTAAGCTTATCGATGTCTAATCCCATACTTTTTCACCTCCTATATAAAAAAATAAGGGTGGCAATAAGTCTGTTTAATTGCCCTTATTTGCCGCCCTTCCTTTATTAAATGCTTCTGCAAATTTCCTGAAATTCTCCGCATTTTCTCGCATGATGTCATCATACGTTTTTTCATTATCCTTGTCGGCTTTGAAAATGTCATGCGGTTTATCGGGATATTTGCCGTCTTTTGAAAAACAACTTGTTATGGCTTCTTGAACATATAGTCCCGTTAGCCATGCATTGAAATTGTCCTTTTCTCTCTTTGCTTTTTGTGTCATCTCATCAGCTTTGCGAAAGGCAACTGCCAAACAGCAGTCACCTTCCCAAAACTCTTTGGCAGTCATGCCTATGGATAAATACAATGGCAAAGCTTTTAGAAATGTTTGAGTATATGTTTGCTCTTTCGGAACGTTGTCTACTCTCCAACGCTCCAGGTTATCAAATTTTCCCTATCCTCAGCAGGGTCATTTGTTGTCAGTGTCTCGATAGTTTCGCTGTACATTGAGAACAGAGTCTCTATAAGATTGTCCTTATCAGCGAAAAGAGCTTGCATCTTGTCAATCTGCTCGGGCTTTACGTTGCGGTGATTTTTCTTGAAAGCACCTGCGAAAAGCTCGTTCAGAGTGTTCATTGGCTTGTCTGAGAGATCATTCAGAGTGAAGCCGTTATTTTCCATTTGTCTTACTGTACGTCTTGAAAATTCAAGGACGTAGTGCTGACCTTCGTAATTGAAATTGATTGTCTTTGCCATTGTTTTATCCTCCTAAAAAAAATTATGTATCTGAAACTGTTGTCGGAGTGATATCGCTCTGCGGATAAGAAGTGATTTCCATTTCTCTCTTGCCGCCGACTTCGCCGCCTTTGATGTTGACAAACATAGAGCCTGTCCATGTCCACGCACCATATTCACCATTTGCACCAAAGCGGAGTTCAAAAACGATTGTATCGTCGCCTTCCATTGCTTTGAGCTTATCATACGCTGTTTTGGTGTAGTTCGCACCAAATGTGTAATCTGGAACATCTACCATACCTTCGGCATATTTTTTCTGCCTGCTGGACAGGTCAGATACGTCCAGCTTTTCAGGTGCAGTGAAAAGGTCTGGGTATGATGTAATGTCACAAAGCTTTGAAGCTTTGCTTTCAGCGGCCTTTTTTGCATACAAATAGGTATTAATTGTTGCTTTCTCCAACTTCATTACCTCCTATAGATTATTTCGTCCGTATCAACTTTGCACTCGAAACGCATTGTGATACGATATATTGATGTGTCAGATAGATTTTCAATAGGTTGGCAAAATGTTCTCATCATGCCGATTTTATCGAACGCGTCTGACACAAGGTTTCTGATTTTTTTGGCTTGCGTTTTCTTGCCTTTGGCGAGGTTGCTATAAACATTCACTGTGTACAGTAGGTTGCTTGCGTTCTCAATTCTGCCGCTGTCTATGTACGCAGGATCAACCGAGTTGCTTGTTTCCACGATTGATACATACGGAAATGTTGCGGGTTTATCTGTGTTTATGCTGCTGACAGATATATTTTTGAAGGCTTTTTCAAGTGCTTTCGACACTGTGTCAAACACCTTGTTTTCAATGTCAATCACTTAAAAACCTCCTTAATAATATTGTCGAGAGCATTTCGCATTTCCAACCCTGTTTCGTACATAAATGGCCTGCTTGGCATACCTTGTGTAAACTTCCACGTCCCGTCATCGGCAGGATAAAACCAGCCTATACGTCCGTCTTGCGTCGTGATATAATGCGTTCCGCCCATATACTGATAGCCACATTCGCTTATGGCTTGTCCTACATATGGCTGTGACGCGCCTTTTACACCTGTTCCAAATTCAACGAACACTGCATAATCACAGTCACAGAAAATAAAGCCAGCATTAAGCAACGGGCTATAGTAGCCGTCAACCTGACTGAGCAAATGTCCTGTATCAGGGATATCCATTTCAATGACTTTTGCTCTGCATATCGTTAGTCCATAATCAGTTAGACGCTCCACAAGCAGTTGAGCTTTTTTGTGTATCTCAGCTTTATATGCTTTCATTTGCTCAACGGCTTTTGTCAAGCTATCTTCTGACAGATTAAACGCTATCTTCCTCATTGACATTCACCTGTTTTATGGCAAACTGTATCTGATTTGGCGTAACAGAGCGTTTTTTTACAATGAAATTGTGAGGACCATTGACGTCAATATCTATCCACAGCAGTGAGTGTTCGTCAATTTCGCACTTCATATCTGCGGTTGACATTGTTCTATCATAGTCCAGGTTTCGACCGAACTGTGACATTTCGCTGTCGCTTTTATTGCCTGATATCGACATATAGCACTCGCTAAAATCTGAGTAACTTATGCCTTTCTCGCCTGTCCTATAGCCTTCATCATCAAGTAAATCTTGTTCACCTAAATACAGCTTATAGCTTATTTTTGTAACGTTTCGCATTAGGTTTCTCATTACAATACCTCAGCTTTCGGAACGATTTCGTCAAGCAATTGTTGAGATACCCACGAGCTTTCATATGTACGGCTTACTCCGTTTTCAGAGTGTGCCTTTTCGCCCTCAGCTCCACGTTTGTTGTATAGGTCTATGGCAATTCTCAACTGTAAGCCTTTGTACTGTGGCTCAACCTCTGTGCGGTCTGTGCCGAAAGGGAAGCGATGTGCAAGGATAATTGATTGAGCAGTGTCTAAATACTGCATAATCAATTCCTCAGAATTTTCCTCAGGAACGCTTGCCTTAAACAGCTCAATCATATCCATTTTGCACTCTCCTTTTATGCCTTAGACGCTACTGTAGCTGAACCAGCCTTTACAGCCTTGTTGTTTGCATCTACCTCAACGATGAGTATCTTATTACCTGTTGTTGCGGTGATCTCGGATACTCCGTCCCATGCAGTGTAGCCTGACTTGCAATCTGCACCAAACTCAGGAACAGTTACACTTGATGCTGTCTTATACTTGTAGGAGTTGCCTGTTGACAGAGATGGTGATACTGTTACCTTTGTCTTGCCTGATGCACTTGTGCCAGCAACAGAATTTACTGTAAGTTCACCGATTTTGGCATTTGTGTTGATAACATAAACGTTATCCATGCCCTCAAATGATGGCAGGACGATTTCGCTCGCAAGAACTCTTACATTAACAGGGTGTTCCTGCTTGATTGTTGCGATTGCAACGCCTGTATTTACGATAGCAACATCTGCCTTGCCGTCAGCCATGAGGTCAGCCTCTTCAGGTGATGTACCATAAACTGTTGAGCCGAGTGGCTGTGCAGGAAGAAGTGTTACCATATCATCTGGATAAAATCTCTTTGCTGTGCCACTTTCGTCAATAAATGACTTGTTGTTTACAACGACGGTGAGCTCAGTTTCCTCAGAGATGTACTCCTTTACGAGCTTGTCTGTTACGAGAATAACACCACCTGTTGCCTGAGCTTTGGCAACGATATATGCCTTGACGTTCTCATTCTCTCTGATGTCTCTGAGTGTCTTCTTTGACATCAGGGCGATTGTAGGAACATTTCCTGTACGCTCAACGACTTCCTTAGCGTCAAGAATGTCCTGTACAGGGTTTGAATTCTTATGGTCTGTCCATGCAGCTGTACCTGTGAGGGCTTTGAAATTGTTTGTCTTGAATGAGCCGTCAACGTCATACTCATACAGACAGCTTACCTTTGCGCCGTCTGATATCTCAATCTTAGGTGAGCCGTCAGCCGGTGAGAGAAGCTGCATGATCATTCTCTCTGGAACAACATTTGCACCATTGGTAAGGTTCTTGGCGTCGTTGTAGATGTTGTCGAGTACAGGCTGTACATATGGATCATTGCTGTCCTGTGCTCTCAGGATTTCCTGTCTGTCACTTTCCTTAACGATGAAGCTGTCACGGAAGAATGGCATTTCTGTCTGAATTGCAGTTACACCAATTCTATCTCTGACGGGTGCTACAGTATCAAACGCACTCTGTCTGAGTGTTACAGGCAGGCCTGACCTACCCTTAATCCACTTTATATCGATACCCTTTTTCTTTACAGGTGGGAACAGGGAAGTTCCCAGATAGCCTTCTGTATTTGCCTGCTCAAGGTACTTTGTCCAGTACATAGCAAATGCTTTAGCTGTGAAAACATCTGAAAAATTCTGCATTATGTATTGCCTCCCTTATTCAAAAAAATGTAATTCTAGGCAGTGCTGTCTTAGCCGCTGTCTGTACTGTTACGCCGTTAGCTGTCAGCTTAGCGGTTGAAACTGTTCCTGCATACACAAGTGCTACTGTCTTATCGCCGTCGGTTACGTCAACTGTGTCAAGCAGAAGACCGATAGCGGTTGAATCGTTTGCAGGAAATGGAGTTCCACCTTTTACGATTTTCTTTCCGTTGCTATCAGCTGTGATAGTGCTTGCCTTGATTGTATATGGTCTTGCTAAAAATTCGCCGTTTGCAAGAATTGTCTTATCTGCAATTACGGCTGTAGACTTCATCATATTAGCCATTTAATTACCTCCTATATGTATTTTTTTAGACCTTCCGCCGCAGTTTTAGCAATGGTTGCTCTGTCTGTAGCCAATTTCTCGGCTATCTTTTCAGCAGATGTAAGTCCGTCGTTTCCGCCTGCTCCCTGAGGCTTTGGAGTGTTCTTTAGGCCGTCTTCTTTAAGCTTATCTTCAACGGCTTTCTTTTGAGATGTGAGCATTGCGGCAATGGACTTTGCAGAATTAACTGTAGTTTCTTCATTGTCTGAAACAATGCTGTCGATAAATCCCTTGTAATCGTCCTCTTTAAGGCCACAGTTTACGAACTCCGCAACAGCTTTAGTCTTGTTCAGCATTTTCAGGTTGGTGATCTTAGCCGCCTCAGCTTCATCAGTGAGTTTTTTCAATTTCTGCTCAGCTGTCAGCTTCTCAGCTTCATAGTCATCATACTTCTTTGCCTTATCTCTGAGTGTCGCAAGCTCGTCAGCTTTTACACCGCTGGACTTGGCTGCTGTGACTTCACCATTGTGTTTGTTCAGAAATGCTGTGATTTCCTCATCTGTTGCGTTTGGGAAAATACCCTTTACGTCTTCTCTTGTCATAAGAAACACTCCTTTTCTACGTCTACGCTTATTAACGCCGGTTGCTCGGCTTGACGTTTGCTGTTTAACGCACAGCTACAATTTATTTCACAGGTTGCATAACACACCTGCAATTAACGATTTCTTTTGCCGATGCTCCCAGCGAACTATCTTGCGGAAACATCAGCTGGCTGTTGCCAATGTCAAATGGTTCAAACAAGCTCCTGACTTGTCCGTCTGCGACTCTGTGTGTATCTCGGACCTTGTTGTCCTTAAACGATACCCACATCTTCTTTGTGTAACCACTTTGATAATATCCCTCAAGGGTTGCGCACTCACACAGAGCATTGATTTCTGTGCGTGATATAGTCCTAGCTCGGCTTACCGAAAATGCGTTGTCATAATCACCGCTTTCAATAAGCTTTTGAGTTGTCTGTTGAATTTCCTTTGCAAACTGCTCCGAGTGCTTAGCAATCCATTTTTGGGAATATTCCGATAGCCCCTTTACATTGCTTGCTATGTTCAGAACATACTTTAAAAAATAATTGTTTGTAATCTCGATGTACATGCTTGACATTATCGTTGCATATACTGTTGCATATAGCAGATATTTGTCGCTGTCAGCACGCTCACGCTGTGAAGAAAATATCTTATTGAGCTCTCGCTCAAACACTGCCGCCATTTCTATTCGCAACAGCTTTTCAGCGGTTGGCAACTCCATTTTGTTAAACCACAGCACGTTAAGCTCATCAAATTTAAGCGTTGCCACTGTTATCACCGCCGTTGTTGTCCATAGCTCCTATAGCTTTGAGCATTTCATCAGCTACAGTGGTATTTACGGCAAAATTACCCGTATCTTGCTGTTGCTGCGTTGTTGCTTCTAAATATGGCTTGCTGTCCTGATAAACCTGTTCAGGATCAGAAAATAATCCACAGTGCAGAATGGCTATTCTTGGGTGAATGCCTGCCTGCAACATATTCATCAGACCTTGTGTCTTGGTGAGCAGGTTGTCAGTCTTGTTTCTAGTAAACTTCACATCAATATCGTGAAGCTTAATATCTTTGACTTCCTGCTTACAGTTTCGAGTATTCTTGCAGATTTTCAGAACGACTCTTAAAAATTGCTTTTCAGGCTTCACGAACATCAACTCAAAAGCTTTGGCAGCACTTTCAGCCATTACCCAGCCTTCACCGATTATCAGAGCTTGACCTGTGTTGCCACCTGCACTTGCTCGGCGATCAGGTACACTCGCAATAGTAAGCATTCGGTCATATAGGTCATCTTTAGCTACCTGAGTCTGTGAAATATCGAGCTTTGTTTCGATATTTTTTATTGACGCTTGACGCCCTTCTTGCGAACGGGTTTTTATTGCACCAAGCTCTTTGAGCTCTTGCAGCTGTTTTTTGTCGATATCTATGTTGTCAAACCATGTAAACGCCTGTATTATCTGCTCAATTCCGTCAATGTCATTACTGTCAATGTTGTTTATAGCATCGCAAAGTGTTATAACTGTCTCAAATGAGCCTAAACGTTCAGGATTATTTTCATACTCGATAATTGGAATATATCCAATGTTGTTCGGCTGTGATCTAGCCACAACGCCTTCGCCGTTTTTGAAGTCGATACGCCAATACCATTCATTGGTGTAAATGTCAAATGACCTGTAGCTTGTTATATCTGCATTTGCAAATCTGTAGCTGGAGTATGTCACACCAATAACAGGCTTGCGTTTATAGTCATTACTGTAGATAACAAACGTGTTTCTAGGGTCAAGTATATATGTTTCAAACGGAACATCTTCGTCCACATCAGAGGGAAGTACCAGCCTATATCCCACGCCACACTGATTTATCCACTCAGCAAGCTCTCTGTCCTTGGCAGCTTTATCGTCCTCTTGCATATACTCGTTGAGAGCCGCCACACCATTATCTGATGGAGCATCGCTTCCTGTATTATCAAGCTCGCAATTTCCACGCTTAACATACTGAACAGGTTCGCCAAAGATAAAACCAACTTTGAAATTGTTTATTTCCAATGCATGGTTTTCGACAATTTTGTTATTAATCTCAGGCCTAACCTCTTTGACACGATTTAAAATTGGTTGCTTACCACGTAGATAGTCGTGGAGATACTCAATTTCTTCTCGGTTCAATTCGTGAGTTGCGACCGCTCTCCGAACTATTTCAATAATGTTTTCTTCTGTAATATCTCTTTCATTCAGAAGGATTTTTCGTCTGCCGTGTAATTCCGTATTGTTTCACCTCCGTGCAACAAAAAAGTGCCTATCAGCTATCTTTTTTAGATAACTAATAGGCACTTGGTAATTAAACACTTGGCACTTAATATTCTTATGGTGCCGACTTTCAGGCTCACACTGTCAGCCGACATGTGCGGCGTGTTACCGCCGCTGTAAAAACAGAAAGGAGATCAAGCCTGGACAAGCTTGCATGGCAACTGCTTTGTGGGTGATACCTGGAGAGGATAGCAGCTGCCAAATGGAGCAGATATCAAGCTGGCACGCTCTCAACCTGCAAATTCAAAGCTGTACCTGTTGCAATACAGCTTTGCGATCCTGCCCGAACACTCATCAGTGTTGGCAGAGTAAAGGAATGATATGCCTTTTGATACGGGATTAAGCATTAACCCGTTGGTTGGCTGGATTTCGTTCCAGCTGACGAAATGAATTTAGCTTTAAGGAAAATAAATTCATTGTAAAAAAGTACCCTAGGCTATTCTACCCAGCGACACACAGCCATCAATGTGTGGTTTTTAAGTTATTCGTTATCGACCTTGGCCGACAGACTAATAACAGGCTTGGAGTTCCGTGTGGAAATTGCACCCACTCTGACTTTGCGGAGCATACGGGGCTTTCGCCCCGTAAATTAACTTAACGGAGGTGCTTTTCAGCACTTATGGGCAATTTAACTGCAACGTTTTTCTTGCAGCCTTTGCAGTATGGATAGATAACGCCCTTTGCGTCATTATCGACTTCCATAAGCTTTCGCTTTATGCCTGCCGCCGCACAGCTCGGACAATATACATCTATGCGCCTATTATGTATGCACCTATTATCCATTACCTATCCCTCCTGACAAGCTTATTATAATACTACTTTTCAACTTTTTCCACTTCACACTGTGTAAAATATTTTTCAACATTTTTGTGCAATATGCACTATTTTTTTTCAGCGTCTGCCTTTAAGTTTCCCTTATTTAAGTCCCCCTATATAATCCTCTTGATAATCTCCACACTTGCTCCTACGCCATTTGTTGCAAACGCACACAGCTGTGCCATGCTGTCAGGGGCGTCATCATGTGCGTTTTTACCGCTCTGATTAAATGCAAACAGATTTTCAAGAAATTTATCGTACATCTCACCTCTGCCGTTATCGTTGCGATAATACACCTGCTTTATATCTGGCGCATACTGCAATATTCGGCTGAGCTTGCTCTGCGTTGTCGACGCACGTTTACTGCTGATGTTTATGTGGACGTTCTGTGCTCTCAGCTGTTTATCTATCTCATCTGCATATTCACCACCACCGTTATTACCTTCAAACCGCTCTTGATGTATCTGGTGCTGTATGCTCTTTGCCACAACTATTGGCTGTGTGATTTTTTTATCTCCCTTGCTGAACACCACGTCTTGCAAAAACAAACTTCCGTCTTCATACAGATATCCTATCGGCATTGCCAGATAGTCACCGCCCCATGCTACGTCACACACAGCTATTCTTCTTGCAGAGCCGTCAGGCAGTGTTCCGTTATACCAGTTCATTTCGTCCTTATGGAAGAGCAGACCTTCACGTTCCATAGGCTGCTGCATATACAGGCAACTAAATGTGACATTATCTATGTCTGCTTTTATGTCACGTATTTTTTTATCTGTGTACCTGTCCGCACAGTTGTAATTGAAATTACTATGGCCGTTATCGTCACATACGGGTATCGCAATAAATCTATATCGCGGATCTCCCTCATGATCAGTTCGCATTCGGCTGATAGGGTCATGCAAACTCCATATCGTACCGAGCATTATTTGCTTTACATTGTCGCCTATCTGTCGGGTTGTCAGCGTATCTCTGTAATCCTGCCACAGCGTTTCAAGCCTTTGCGGGTTTCTTGCCACTTCCGCATTTTTTACGAGGTCATCTGTTATCATGAACTTATTTGCTCTCGTTCGACCCGTTACCGAACCGCCCAGGGAGATAACTCCGATAGTAGGGAAGTCACCTTTTTTTCGGTACGATATAGTGTTGTACTCTGCACTCAGTGTAGGCATACCATTGTCAAAAATATCGTTATGCCCATATTCGCTTGTGTCCGTTAGCATTGATACCACACTGTCATACATCATTTTTGACATTCCGTCTGAGTATGACGTGTATATGTTCGCAGACTGCGGAAACAGTCCTGCGATGTATGACAGCAGAAACTTTATAAGCGTGCTCTTGCCTGCACCTGGGGGCGTGCTCAAGCTCAGAAACAGGGCGTCCTCATCGTCTATGAACTCTTGTATCTGCGTTGCCAGCTTGTGCTTGCCCTCAAGAACAGCTCTCCTTGGTGCCCAGAACTTTGCGCTTGGTTCTCTGTTCCATTCCGAAGCCAGCATATATGCGTCAAAATCGCTGTCGCCTGCCCACAGTACGAATTTGTGAGCGAGGTCATACCACTCTTTCGCGAGTTTTGCTTTGCCTGCTTTTGCAAGCTCGCTTGTTTTTCTCATTGCACTCTCATAGCTATGCTTTGCCGCCTCTATCATCGGCTTCTTCTTTTCATCCTGAACTTTCAACGTTTCAAGCAGGAGCTGTTCAGTTTTCAACTCACCATTTGCCTGCTTTTGGGCAAGCTTAAACATATCTTCTTTGCTTAATGCTCTGTTGCCTACTACTGTCAGATCTATCATACTTTTTCTGCATGGCATAAAAATAGTGCCACACAACTAGCCTCCTTTCATCGTCAGCTATGTGGCACTTGGCACTCGGCACTTGGCACGCTCTATCTTATTATTATCATTCTGCTGTTATCGTCCTGCTCTTATATCATTCTGCTCTTGCTGCTCTCATTTCATTATACCATGTTGAACGACTTATGCCAAGCTCTCGGCAGGCGGCGGCTACTGTCATTTCTCCGCTATCGACCTTTTGCTTTACCTCCTCAGGTATGCTTACAGTTTTCGGTCTGCCTTCCTGGTAGCCCTCTTTTTGCCGTGCAATGGCTTTGCCTGATTGTGTCCTTTCAAGTATCATCGCTCTCTCAAACTCGGCAAATGCCAACAGGTTTGTGGTGATCAATTTGCCTATCGGTGTGTTTTCTATCAGACCCATGTTGAGTATGTGTATCTTGACACCTTTCGCTCTCATGCGTTCGATATACTCCAAGCCTAACGCTGTTGACCGGCAGAAGCGGTCAAGCTTTGTTACTACTATTGTGTCACCTGAAACCGCCTTATCCATTATCTCGTTCAGAACCTTGCGTTCCTTTGCACCTGAGCCCTGCTCCAAATGTATTTCTGCATTTGGATAGTTGCTTTTTATAAGCTTCTCTTGGTCCTCAAAGCTGTTTCCGTCTATCTGTCCTACGGAGCTGACTCTTGCATATCCGTATACCATTGTACATCACCCTTTATGCTTACTGCTGTTCACCCTGCCTGACCTGCTGTTTCTCCATTCATTATTCTTCTTCCTGCTCGTCCTCTTTTGTTATCACATATGATCCCGTTGCTCTTTTGCCACGCGTGCTTTTTGGCTGTATGATTATTTCATAGCCCATTGCGTCTAACATTTCAAATGCTTTATCAACGCCAATACTTTTTTGCTTCAGACGTTCGGCTATAGCTGATTGTGTTCTGTATCCTAGCTTTTCTTTAAGCTCATTTTGAGTTACTCCGCGTTTTTTCATGATGTCTTTAATAGCTGTTGTGATTATCATTTAATGTCGCTCCTTTCATTGACTTCATTATATCACCTATTCATGATATTGTCAACCCCTTTTTTTATATTTTTTCTAGTCGGGGGGTTGAATGAAGGGGGTGGGTCCGTCCTGCAAGACCCCCGGGGGTGGCTCATTTTTCCGTTTATAAAGGTATATATAATAATAACGGCTGTTTATCATGATCTTGTTTGTATAAATGTGTGCAATATCTTTTGATTTTTTGTACATATTCAACAAAGTTAAAAAATATCACGAAAACATGATAAAAACCTATTGACAATATCACGAAATCGTGATATTATAATTACAGAAACAAAAACCACAGCAAGACAGCCCACAGGGCAGGAGGTAAAACATGAAAAGATATTTTTGTAAAACGAACGGATATAACTGCGTTGTATTCGTGGACGAGAACGGCAAAGGGTTCATGATTTATGAAAACCTATTTGACGAAGAGCTAACAATCGACGTTGCCAAGAGCGCAAGTTATAGCAACCTTGACGGCTGTGAGACTGCTGAAGAGTGTGCACAGTGCATAGGCACGCCACAGGCAATGCAAGAGGTATTTGCATTTGACCCAGACGAATTTGAATATATCGAAGAATTTTAAAACAGGAGGTATAACACCATGAAAAGAACAGAAATTGAACAGCAGATCATAAACCATTATTTACAGTTTATAACAGGCACAGAGGTATACAATGGCGGCAATCAAATAAGATATCACGTCGGCGGCAACTTTGAAATCGTGGTCAGCAAATGCGACCACGATCTAAGCTACAAGCATGACACTATGAGGCTGTGGCGCAAGGCGGGATTTATAAAAACCATGCTGCCAACACACATCGCCGTTGACACATACTACTACGACATTAATGGCAACTGCTGGGGACTATACAACGTTACAGAAAAACCATCAGATGACGGCCACAGACGTGTCATCAATTTTGATTATCTACGTGAATGGACGCAGGATAATATCAATGAACTGGTTGCCGAATGTATTCGTATGCGTGAAATGGGCATCACGCACCAGGGCGAGGCGGTGACCGCATGCTAATAATAGCTCTGCTTCTGCTCCCCGTTCTGGTGGTTATCAGAACGGCGAAGCGTTATAAATAATCGTTCTAGGGGGTTGACGATATCAGCCCCCATATATTTTCACCCGCCAAGGCTCCGACTTTGGTGGGCTTTTTTTGCCTGCTCCGTTAATCGTGGGGTGGGCGTTGCTATTCTATTCTGCCCCCTGCCACCTATTCGCCCGCCTATGCGGTCCGATATCACGCCCCTATACCTTTACCGCTCAACGCTGTATCACCGCTCTTGTGACGTGCTAGGGGGCTTGTCGGTGATATCTTCACAGTATCGTTATTATTATGACGTTCTACAATGTGCCTAGCGTGCGCCCTATGACGTTCTAGCGTGTCGCCTATAAAACTACTGCACTAAATGCTAAAACGTCATACGGGGCTTGCTAGCCGTCTTGTGGCGCGTGCATGATTTTTCGATAAAATCACCGCCGCCCAAAGGTCAACCCCTCAGGCGGCGTGTTTTCGGCTGCTTTCTTGCCGATTTTCTGCTCATATTTATCTCGACTATTGCGTGTGAAAATTTTTACGTTTCCTTGTGCGTTTCATAGTCGCTTGGCATAGTCGTTTGATAGTCGCTCGGCGTGTGAGTAATAGTCGCTTGCTATTCCTCAGCTTCCGAAGCTTCAACGTCTATGACCTCAGTTTCTTTCATGAGCTTCTTTGCAAGCTCATCGTCGGTCAGATTGTCGCCAAGCTGATTGGTCTTTGTGACCTCAACTTCCTGCTTGTCGGTCATTCCGTAGTAATTCTTTGCACGGAAGATGTAAGTCACAGGATTGAGCTTGCCTGCTTGCACCAATTTTGCGTCAAAAGCACGCATAAAACTCTTGGCATTTTTTATTATTTCTGACGTCGAAACGTTCAACTCCCCATCATCAAACGGGTGTGTTCTGCCTTTTTCCCAATCCCAGACAGTCTGGATTGAGTAGCCTGTATACAAACACATTTCCTCAACGGTAGGAACGATATTATTTTCAGCACAGTGTTTAAAATACTTATCGAGTCTATCTGCAAGTTCTGCATTTGACTTTACTTTTGGCTGTTTGTAAGCAACGTAAACTTCGTTGACCAACTTACCGACAAAAGCACTATCTTTCGCAAGAGCTGTCTTGTTGGACGTACCGAAGTTATTTTTACCGCCTCTGCCTTTTACAACATCATTTGCCATTCTGAACACCTCCTTGGATAATTTCATTGATTGTGCGACAGCCTGCCTTGTGAACGCGATAGACAGTCGAGGGTGAGATACAAAGTTGCTCAGCAGTTTGTTCCTGCGTGAGCTTTTGAACGTAAATACATTTCATCACAGCATAGATATGCGGGTCTGAAATGCAGCTGAGATAATCAGCGTAATACTGTCCAGATTGTGAGTTCTGTTGCATTATAAAACCTCCTTGGTGACAGGTGTGACGGAATGACGGCACTTTGTGACAAAATTCCGTTTTTCTATATGTATTTTTATTTTATTAACATTTGTAGATTGTTAAAAGTATCTGTCATGCTGTCATAAGCACCCCGCAAAGCTAGGAATATAGGGGCTATGACAGATGACGGATTACCCATGACAGATGTGGTTTTATATCTGTCATAAGCAAGAACAAACGTGCGTTTTGTGAATTAATTATTAACAAGCGAGAGCCCATGACGGATTATGACGGATAACATGTCGGATTGCGCAGATACATCTGTCATAGGTGGCTGTCATGGGCGGTCAGAGAAGTTCATCAAAGCCGTCGCCGTTATAAATGCTGATTTTCTGCTGAGAATCCTTGAGCTGATAGCCTCGCTCTTTCATGTTGCGCACGGCAATTAACTTATCTTCGGTAAGTCGTTTGAATTCTCTGCTGAATGACGAAAGTGCTTTGGCGTGATGACCTGTTTCTTCACACCATGTGCGGTAAAACTGATACAGCTTTGTGTTGCTGATATAGTCGGTGCTTTGAGTATTAAAAAACTCAGCATACGGCTCTTCGGAAACAAACTCCGAAACAGGGTTGATAACCTCGCGGAAGGATTGTTTAAGGTCCTCAGAGTCGTCCGTTACAGTGAATGCGCTGGTTTGTCTGAGGCGGTTATAGCCTTCGAGTATCCAGTTGAAGATTGCAGGCTTGTCTTCAAGGAGCTTGTCCTTGAGAGTGCGGTCTGCTTTCATTTCGTTCGGCTTGTTGGGATCCGGCTCGTCCACAAAGCGGCGTGAGAATTTAACAAACAGCATACGGCGTTCAAGGCCATATGAGAAATCCTTGAAGTGCGGAATATTGTTGCACGCAAAGATAAATTTTGTTCGTGGAATAAAGTCCACAAAGTCCTTATGCTTGAAGCAGCCTGAGATAGCACCGCCTGCAACGACTTGTTTGAAAACGGACTCTGCGCCCTTAACGTCTGTGTTGGTTTCCTCACCGAAGTTGACGAGAGAGTTCATCAGCTTAATGCGTTTGAAGTCCTCAACAAGGCCTGACAGCTCGAAAGTCGTTTGAGCGTCTTTCGGAAAAATGGATTGCAGGGTTTCAATATACACGGACTTGCCGTTTGAACCCTCACCGAGAAGAAAAGCACAGGACTGCAAGGAACAATCTGTATAGAGAATATATCCTGCTATCTCCTGCAAGAGCGACATACGCTTAGCGTCGCCGGCTGAAACATCGTATATGAATTTGTTCCAACGTTCAGACGTTGTGCCGGGGACGTATGGAAAATTGAACTGAACTGTGAGCATGTCGGACGGAGAGTGCTCACGGAATGTGAGGTCTCTGAGGTCTAGCGTGCCGTTGATGAAGCTCAGGAGAGGTTGCTTATTAAACTGTTCCTGCGTGATACAGTCGGTGCGGAGAAGCTTTGTGATTGATGTGAGCTTGCTGCCTGTGCGATATGAACCCAGCTCACGGGATATGTAGCCGCCGATGACATCGTCATCGAGAGCCTGCCAGTAGCCATGCGAATATTCGTAAAAGCCCACGTTGGCAAGATATCTGAGATTATGTCGCTTGGCAACGTATTTTGCTATGATATCCTCGTTAGGGGATGCGAAGCAGGACTTGCGTAGCTCGTTGAGATAGTCGTTAGACATCTCAGGGCGGTATATCGAGATGTTCTCACGGATAGCTGAGAATAAGTCTGACAGCTCAGGTTTGGCTACCCAGCGTGCGGCTTCGTGGCAGAACTGCTTGAGTTCCTCGCGGTCCGTAAGTCGCTTGGCAAGTTCATTGACACCAGGGGTGGCATTGTCAACGAGATCTGCAAGCGGATAGCCGTGTGAGTAATATTCTGACACGTCCTTGAATGCGGGCGGGATAGCCGCTACCTTGAAAGGTATGCGGTGTGAGAATAGTTGCTTGCCCAGCTTCAGAGTGAATTTTCTGCCAGGCTCGTCGGTGTCGAAACTAAGCAGGACATATGGAAACTGCTTAGCGGCTGAGATTACCACAGGAAGCTGTTCACGATTAGATTTGCTGAAAGCTCCGCCCATAGTCGCTAATATCGGATAGTTTTCCTGCTCGTAGCTTAAAGCGTCAAACGCTCCCTCGCAGATAACGAGAGGGAGGTTGCTCGACGTGCGATTGAGTGTGTGCATACCCCAGATAACAGCTCGGTCAGAGTTGTCTGAGGCTGGTGGCTTGAGATACTTGACCTCCTGCTTATCTGACGTTGCACGGGCGTTCCAGGAAGCTATATATCCGTTTTTGAAATATGGGATACAGATACGATTAGCAGCATAGTGCTCGGCTATTTTGTCGGGGAGCTCTACGCGATAGCCCTCGCCTGTGTAGCCGATTTTCAGGCGGTTAATGGTCTGATCGTTGATGTTACGGCCATGCAGATAGTCGATATCCTCGGGGCGCAGCTGAGAGTGCCACTTCTCAACGAGTTTTGTACGAGAATCAAGTGCGGATTTCCAATTGTCCGTCTGATAGTTGAGGGTTACTCCTGTGAGATCTGCGAGTTTATGGAGTGCCTCTGATCGGTTCCCGTTGAACTCACAGTTGGCGCAGAAGTCGATAACGTCACCGCCCTTGGAGTCTCCGTGGTCATAGTAATAATCGTCGTAGACAACGAACGATGACTTGTTGTTTGCTGAGGACCGCAAAGGGGATACGCATCTGTCACCTGGTTTGTTTATTGCAAGACCTATCCTGCGTGCGTACTCGACGCAGGTAAGTCGTTCTTTGATTTGCTCGAAAGCTGTTGCTGACATTTAATCACCTCGTCTTGGTATGCTTTCAGTGCTTTCAGTATTTGCTGAGCTTTAATTCCGTCAGAATAAGTCGGTTGCTCGGTTTTGGATTTGAGTTTACGATAGTCAATTTCATCGTCGAACGATAAGCCGAGTGCTATAAGATCTGCTTGTCCGCATATCTTGGCGTCTGATTTTAGATATGCAATTAGTTTTGCATATCTCTGTGAGCCGATGCTGCAATTCAAGCGCAAATGTATCAGCATACATTTCAAATTGTTTTGCAGTGCAAGAAAAATCTCAGCAGGGACCTTGCCGTTAAGCCTGAAAATAATATCGTAAGTGTCGCTGTCACTGATGTTCAGCTTGCGGCAAAAATCTTCAACGCGGAAATCGTATGCTTCTGCATCATAGTCGTTCATATGCGCCGTAAATTCGGCATACGATGTTGTAAAGTCAGTTATGGTCTTTTTGTACCAGTCGTGTGGAAACAGCTGTTTGAGAGCTATTGTCACAGTCGCAAAGGTCTTGAAATTTGCATCGACGATGCCTTTGAGCTTGCGGTTTCGCTGGTAATCTCTGATTTTTTTGTTGGTCATATGGAATTACCTCGCTTATGTGTGATTATGTGTGCCTGCCAGCAAGATGAGAGATAGTTGAGGTTAAACAAACAAGCGGGGGCGACTCCGTAAGTGATGCTCGCATGGCTGCTGCTCAACTCTCTTGACTGAGAGATACTACGCACGGTGCTGGCGTGGCCGACGGTACAAGAACGAGGGGTAAGCGTCCATACCCAATCATCATACTTAGGCATAAATTTTCTGTATTTTCTGTACTGTTCGCAATCGATAAGTGTGACATAGTCTTCAACGACACCGTACTTATCGTCGCCGTTATCTGCTGTCAAGGTAGAGAAATCGGCTAGCAGTGCACCTTTGTCAAAATTCTTGTCAAGAAATTCACCGTTAAGCCATTTTCTAAGTGATGATGTTCTCCAGTTGTTACAACCGTCCTCATATTCATTGTTAAACGGCATATTGGCGATTACCTTAGCGGTCACTGCAAAAGCCGTTTCGTTTCCTACATCAAGGCAAACCCATTCGATACCTTTGTATTCAAAGTGGTCTCCTGCTTTGATTTCATTTATCGATTTTTCTTCTGACAACGCAGAGCGGATTGCCGCTTCAATTTCGTCAGTGTGTGCTTCAACAAAATTGTTTATGATTTTTTTGATGTCCATTTATATACCACCTTTCAAGAGTTCGGGATTGTCATAAACGTTTCCGTCAATTTGTAGTTCTTCGCCATAAACGTTGTCAAAATCAACTGTGAATGTAGATAGTATCTTACGCATTGTTATCACTCCTTTTCTCCCACGCATTGCATTTATCCTTTCTGCTCACTGCGAGAAATTTGATCTTTGCGACATCACTTCGCTTCGCACAAAAAGTATATAGTACCTTGTCATGCTGAGGACCGAAACCTATTGCGTGTTTGCAATTTGAATAGGTTTTATCCATTGCTGTCACCTTTCATTCTTGCTCCGCAATTCGGGCAGAACTGCGATTTTCTGTTATTCCACATATCACAGCAGGAAGATACAACACCCTCTTTAATTGTCGTGCCACTTCTATATTTGTTCTGCCAGTATCCACGCTTGACCTCCTGCACGGCTGTGGTAGGCTGTTCGTTGATTATATCGGCAATGCTGCTGTTATCACCCAGAATGCCTGTTATGCCCTTTTCGTATATCGGCATACACGCCGCCGATAATTCGTTAATCAGATTGTCCGCGTCAATGTATTTTGCCATGTTATCCCTCCTCATTATTCAAGCCAGATTTTGCTATATTCATCGAAACTTCCGACAAGCTTATCAAATGCTTTCACTTCGACGCTGTATTCATACCAGTCTTTTGCGTCCGCTTTGTCATATGCCGTTTCAATGTCCTTTATGATCTGCAAATATGAGGTATTTTGGTCTTTCAAGATATCAAAAGCAGCTTTCAAATAGTCATATTTGTATTGGACGTTGAGGTAAGACACTGCAAGCCCAAAGCATTGTCCACAAACGGACAGCAGCTCGTCCTTCGTAAGACGTTTAAGTCTCTTTGCGCTCTCACTTGATGCACATTTCGTGTCATATGACGAAAGTGCAAAGTAATCTTCTTCAAAGCTATCATATCCATAGCACTTGAACGGACTATTTCCGTTTAGCATTATTCCGACAAAAAAATCGTCAAAATGTTCTGACACATAGGTATCATTGACAATGCCCCTCAAACTATCACACTCATACGAAAGGTCTGAGAACATCATTTTAAATTCCTGCTCCTGCTCGTCATCTCCGTCAAGTGCGTTGAGAAGCGTATCATCATCGCCGCTGAAGTAATACTGGTATTCCTCGCAAACGGAGCTGATATCGTATAACTGAGATGTTATTTCCTCAAAGTTGAGCTGCGATACAATTGCTTTCTTATAGCGCAGGTTTTTGGCTTTTTCAGCTTTTGTCACTTTTCTCCCTCCTAAAAAGTTACCGTCACATTTAACACTGCCGCTGCTAACCAGTAGACGGCCTTTTTGTAGTCTTTCTACACAGCATATATAACTGCCGCTCCCACGTCTAGCAAAATCAGCAACAATGGGAATATGTATTCGGGTTTGATTTTTACCATGTTATCCCTCCTCACTTCCCCATTGTTCAGCCATTGCTTGTGCTATGCCTGGAAATGTTTTGGATTTTGTCTTGCTGTCACGAAAGGGCATTCCGCAGTTTGTGCGTGCAGTGCCGTCCGCCTTTTTGCTACCGCCTGACACC